ACCCTTTCAGGCAAATTTAAGCAAAATATCTGCGACAGCCAAATTTCAGTCCCATTTTTCACAATTTGACCCCTAACTTTTTTAACCAACCAATTTGGACATAACCATAAATTATTTTTATAAACTACCAGTTTATTTTCAGTAATAACCATAAAACTTTTTTATACCCCTAAATCAAAAGCATAAAATATTTTTATCAAAAATCAGTTTATTTGCAGCAATAACCATAAAACTTTTTTAACCCCTAAGCAAAGCATGACCACCTCGCACCTCACATCTCACACCTCGCCCAGCACTCATCATCGCCATCAAAGACCAAACAACGCAACGCAACGCAACTTAATACAATTCGATGGAGCCAAATCGCCCTGAACCGATGACTGAGCAAATGCTCTTGCTCTTCAAAATTCGACAAATTTATGCGCGCATTGATGTCGTGTCTGCTGAAATTCATAAAATTGACACGCGCATTGATGTCCTTTCTGCGTATGTCAGAACTATTGTGGATACCTGTCGTGGTCCGCTTCACAAGCCCTCTCTCACGCCCATCAAAAAGGCTGTGAGGAGAAGCCCTCGCTTCAAGCAGTGAATGTTTGACTTTCCTGTGAATGTGTCAATAAACACATAAACACCACTCACTCTTCGTTTTATAAACAACAAAAGAAATGCACCCATGACCCAGCACACAAACTAAAAAGGATATAAGGACAAGCCTCAAATAAAGAGTATGTATGACAATTCTTCACATGAACGACATTGACCAAGCCAAACACACAATGCTGAAAAGAGTAAGTTTATTGGATAGATTTTTTCAAATGAAAAAAGGAACGACTGGATACAGGATAAAAAATTATGATGAACAGGTGTTGGCAATCTTAGATGATGAACATAAAAAGCAATATGAAAACACAGACGATATTAATGATAAATATTGGATACTATTAAATTGTTTATTGAACAACATACCCCCAATATTGTCGGCGATAGATAAAAGAGAATGCAAACAAGTATTAACATACAAGATGAACCAATTTGAAAAGCATTTGAAAATGTCTAGGGATTGGGAAATTGCAGAATATGAAAAGGATATAGAGCCTGAATATGTCATGCACACAAAATGAAAAGGATATAAGAACAAGCCTCGTTATATAATAAAGAAATGGTCGCACATCAACGCATCAAACTCTATAAGGGCATCAGATTACCCGAAAGAATGGAGATATACAAAATGGTCCATGCGGACAGCGCACGAGGCGTTTTATGGAAAAAAATCCAAAAAAAGTATAATATGTATTCAATAAGTAAGTCGTGGTTTTACGACGAAGATTATGGCATACAACATTATTTAAACCTCACAAAATAAAAAATCAAAATAAAGTTAAAATAACGGCGAACGAGCCGATATTTTAAAGTTATACAAAAAGGTAAAAATGGAAGCGATACAGTTTTACTCATATTTATAACAGATATGAAACGCAACAAAAGACAGGCACAAACAGTCGTCATTTTCCTTCAAGATGACTGTTTGTTTTTTTCATAAACTCTTCAATCTTACCAAACCTTTCTTCAAATCCGGTAAGCGTCTTGACAACGGGTTCAAAAGACTTTGTGATGTTGTCTGGAACTTTTTGTATTTCACTGGTAAGCCCCTGTATATTACTGGTAAGCCCCTGTATATTCACCGAATTAACTCTTACACTGTTAGCAACTTCATTAATATTTCTCGCCAAATTGGTAGTCAAACTGGCAGATAATTCACCAAAAAGTTTTGAGATATGGTCCTTGAATTTGCCGGAAGGATGAAGTAAAGCTTCGACAAATTGCTCAGTCTCACTCATAAGCAAATTCTGTGATACTTTCGGCGTTGCCGGTTTTTCAGCCATTCTTCGCATCAATTCCTCCATTCGATTTTTGAAAACAAGCTCGAGCTGAGTGATTTGGTGCTTGACGGCAACAACAGACTGGTGGATACCATCAACTTCTCGCGGCACATCGTCCATATTCATAGACTTTTTGTGATTGTGCTTGTTGCTGTTGAGATGTAAAACCCAGTCGAAATGAGAACAAATGGCGACTTCACGCAGTTTGGCAATAAACTCCTTCTTTGCGGCTGCTTTCTTGGCGTTGAAATCAAGAAGAGCCTGTTTTCTTTCAGTCAAAGCCATCGAAGTCTTCACAACAAAAGGTGCCTGATAAAACTTACTCATCGCTTCAACAGCTGATGGTAGTTCAGGATAACATTGAGCACAATATCTCATCTGCGACAAATTCTCCATAAAAAACTCGTTGTAGTCGAGAACTTCAAGTTCCTCTCCGTAGGTATTGAGATCTTCAACTGTCGCCTCGTGAAACTTAACATCAAAGTCGTCATCAACCAAAGTGTAGGTTTTGATTGTTTCAACATAAAGAGAAAGAGGCACAGATTTTTTTTCGGGGTTGCCTTTGAAAAAATTGGATGCTCCAGCAGCCTTACACCACACGCAAGTCCCAGTGGCCGCACATTTGGTTTCTTGATGCTTTTTGCTGGCGTGGCTGTAAATGCGAAGAATGTGGTCGCTTTCGCTCGTAGGAAGCGGGTCTTCGTATTCGTCAAGAGCCACTTCGCTCACAAATCCCGTTCTCCAAGGCTGAAAGTCCCACTTGGACAACTTGAAAGTCGGGATTTCCTCGTCCTCGGCATTGACGCGCTTTGCCGAACCAGGTATGTCGTCTTGCGCAGGGCGTTTCGTAGCAAAAGGGGGGGTGGCCATTAGAGCATCATCATCAGCACCGCCACCCAAAGAAATGCGCTGCTGCTGTTTCTGCGCCATTGTCGTTCGGGGTTTCAAACCGTAGCCGTCGCTGGCGGCTTTTTCAAGCGTCGTCCCATACACGCGCCGCACTTCACGAGTAAGTTGAGTTATAGTTTTATACCGACACGAATAATACATACTATAACTTAATTACGGTTCAAAAAAAAAACTTGTATATTCTTGTAAGGGGTCAGTGCCTCAACAGACGCCCCGTTGTCGCCAGTTCCCGTAAGCGGCGGCGGTAAGGAAATATTTGAAAGAAGCGAGGAGCGGCATCCCAAGTAGGAATGATGTCGAAACCAAAACTCGTTGAAGTCATCAAGGACATTGAAGCCTTCCTGACGCAAAAAGGTTTTGATGAATTTAAAAATGCGCACGAATGTGCGTTTATAGACAGATTGCTCATCCTGAAGGATGTGATAGCGTCCGTTTTCATGGCGGACGAAATGATACACCGTTCTCCTGCTCCTGCTCCTGCTCCTGCTCCTGCTCCTGCTCCTGCTCCTGCTCCTGCTCCTGCTCCTGCTCCTGCTCCTGCTCCTGCTCTTGCTCCTGCTCCTGCTCCTGCTCCTGCTCCTGCTGCTTCTGATTTAACAGCAATAAGAAATATGGACATCAAATATGCTGTGAGCAGGAGCGTAGTGCCAATCAACTTCGCAGCGGGCATTGACCCTGTCAATGCTATTGTTGGAATTTTGGTCTCTTTGAGACAGGTATGGTTTAAATGTTTTTGTTATTTGTTTTCTCATTAATTTTTACAGGGAGCCAAGTTTGCAAATGAGTGCGCGCTCCAAATTTGCCAAAGAGGCTTGGAGCCCGACGCCGCCGTAGATGCAGCAATCAAAAATACCAAGGACTTCAAGCTGTTGCCTCAGGAAGAGGGGGCTGCTCCTCGGAAGCCTCAAGCCATACCAGTCAAACCTCGTGGTTATCACTACTCGTATGTATTTTGTTTTTGTTGTTGTTTATTTTGTATTGTCTCACTCCTCCTGACAGCCGATGCAAGTGTGATTTAGCATTGCATCAGCAAAAATATGATGAGGAAATGCACGAAAGTAGAGTTAAATCAAGAAAAGACGCAAAAGGTACGGAACCCGACACCGACGAAGAAGATATCCATGGTGCTACGAAAGGTAAGAAAAGATTTTGGGTAGAGGAATAGGGTTAGGACTGTGTGTTGTGTGCTGTGTGAATGAAAATGATTGCGAATGAATAATTTTTAACTTAAATAAACCAAATACAAATTGTGTCGCTCGCGTGTTTGCGTTTTTAACCATCAACAATTGAGCTCACGATTTCGTCGTAAGTTTTGTTGGGATTGCGTTTTTTTAACAGCCCAAGATGCTCTTTATATTCTTTTTGCTTGTAGCCGTGTTGCATGAGTTTTATTATTCTGTAAATGATATGCCGCCCGCAAGTTTGAATGTCGGGGTTGGTGGCTTGATATACCACTTTGTTTTCAAGCAGTTTATGGCTGGACGATTTCATCAATTGCGAAAGATAAGGAGCAGCAATCCCCAATTTTTTATTTCTTGTTTGCGTATTCCAATTCAACGGCTCATCGACCGCTTTCCCGTAGGGGTCAAAGTATTCCAGCGTGTAGCGTCCAAACCGCTCCGGATATTTCAGCAGCGTAATCCAGTGCCCTTCGTTTTCAGAAGTTTGATACAGTATGACAACAAAATCGGTGGCTTGTGGCAACAATTCGTCAATGTTGCGAAATCCTTTAAGCTCACTGTATTTTATTATTTTTGCGTCTTGTCCAAGATATTCACGCATTTCCTTGTCGTCGATGGGGTCATCCATAATATTTTGCATTTGTATGTGTATATTAAAAAGATAAGATAATATATACAAATGTCATACTTTTTAAAAAAAAGGGTAGAGAATACGGAAGGCGGAATTGATAATCTTAGTGTGTCATTGAATTCGACAAATGCGACCGTCAATGCAATAAACATAGCCACAACAGCCTTACAAGGAAATGTCGCTTCTGCTCAAACCTCCATTACAGCGTTGAATACAACAACAGCGGCTATTCAAGGAAGTGTGTCTGGAGCTCAACAAAGCATTGGATTATTGAATGTAAATTTAGCATTGAATGTTAGTATTCTTGACGACAAAATAACTCAAGTAAGAGGAAATGTATCGAATTTGCAAGGAAATGTATCAGCGGCTGAAACCTCCATTACCGCGTTAAATACAGCAACAACGGCTGTTCAAGGAAATGTGGCCGCGGCTCAAACCTCCATAACCGCATTATCTTCAGTTCAACTATATTCTGGTGCCGCAATTGCATCTTTATATACGGATATCAGCTCATATACTAACAATCAATATTATTTTGGAACTACGAACTTTGATTTTGATAATTACATCTACAATATTGAGTTTGTCATAAATCAAAGTGTAGTATATGCGGTTAATATGTATTGGGCTTGGGATTTTGATGTTAATTTTGCTAATTATCAAATGAACTATCTCGATTGGGACGGAGCATTTCTATACACTGGTGGTAATCAATACCCATCGATTTTCTATACACAAAACACTTCTGGATTTCAAGCTTCATTTAAAGGAACTTTACGAGCATTACCAGCACCCTCGCCAACAAATTATAATCGGTTAATATTAGAAGGGGCGACGACAATGAACTTCCAAGCAAATGGCACTCGTGGTTATGGTAATGTGCTACCTCGTGTTTCTAGGAGTATTGGCACATACGCAGGGGCTACACAAAACTCAATAGCACAATTTAACGGAAACCATACATTTACTTTGTGGGCTGCTGGGAATAATTATAGATTAAATCATCCAATCCATTTTAGATTGACAAAGGAAAAAATAGGCAGTCAAATAATATAAAAATATATGTGTGTTATATATACAAAATGTATGGGGTTTTGAATTACGCAACCGATTTAGGAAGTGTGTTGATGATAAGACGAGTGGATATAACCCCCAAAAAATATGCCACTATCAAGTGCTATTTTGCTGACAAAAATGGCGTAAATGAAAAGCATACGATTTCAATGGAGGGAAACGACTACAAACTATGGGGACAAAATGATGATTATTTGGGAGAATATTGTATTAGAGTAATAACAGGCGGAAAGGAAACAATTATTATGGAGCCAGTGGAAAAACTAGCATTGGGAACTTTATGTAATCCGTGATGATTTATGGTCCATTTATTAAATCTCGGATAAGATATATACAACAACACAACCAATTATGAATTCAAGCGATCATATCTATGTTGATTTGAACGCATTCAATGCATCCACCAGCAATCAAAAGCAAACACTTTTGTTGAACGAGCGACGCAACGGGGCGTTTTTGTTTGATGCAAGTCAATACTATATGTCTGTGGCAAGATTTTATTTGGAAAATCCCCGATTTCCAGTCATTATTCCTGTTGCCGATTTATCGCAAACGGCATCACCCAATGTGAATAAGCTCATTTATCAAGTCAGCATGGAATATTACAACGGTGCATCCACCACCATCGTGTCTTCGCCACTCATGTTTATTCCGGATGACCTGAATACGCCTGCACCGGCATATAGCACGCTGAACTCCACCAACTTGTCGTTTAACAAATATTATTGGCTGTATTCTTATGACAGCTTTTTGGAGATTTTAAACACCGCACTTAAAGCGTGCTTCGACCAAATACCCAACAATTATTATACCACGCAAAACACGACGGTGCCAAATGTGCAGGTTGTTATGAGCGACATAACAACACATCAATTTGTTATCAATGCGCGCGAAGAGTTTGATGATGCTCAACCATCTGCAGCTTTAAACGGCACAACGAATAAAAAAATTCGTCTTTATTTCAACTCGCCTCTGATGGCACTTTTTAATGGGTTTAGAAGCATAACAACAGCGGACAACAGGAGCAGAATACGGTTGTATAATTCTGGGGACAATTTTACCTCATCAAAAACTGTCAATAACATAACATTTCCTGGTTTCATAGCAATGCTTACCGACATTCCCTCCACAAATATTTGGAACCCCGTGCAAAGCATTGTTTTCACTTCCGGAACAATTCCTGTCAGTCAGAACTTGATTGGTGCAAATCAGATTTTCAATCCTGGAAGTGGATTTGAAGCTTCTGGGAGCAACAGCAATGTTTCCCCTGTGATAACAGATTTGCAAATTCCATTTGAGCCATCCAATTCGTATCGCCCCTACATCTACTATGTGCCTACACCGTTTCGCTTGATTGATTTAATTTCTAACAACAACTTGACGGACTTGAGCATTGAAGTGTTTTGGCGAGACCGCTACGGAGGCATTCACCCATTTGAATTGTTGCCGTTTTGTTCCGTGTCGCTGAAACTTTTATTTCGGCACAAATCATTGGGCGTGTAATAATTTTTTTTTTGTTTGCGTAATATATACAAACCACCCAAAATGTCCGCCCCCAGTGATTTTTTTTCAACAATCACCGTCCAGGATGACCGTATTCATGCAATCACGGATAACATCCAATACAGTGTGATTAAAGGAGCGTCATCCAACAATCCCATTCAAAACGCGGCAACATCCATTTCCACATCAAGCATTGTTTTCAATCAGCCCATTCCAAGTGAAACCACGATTGTGGATAGACGCATTATGATAAAAACCACATTCTTGTTTAAGCTTCAAAAAAGTAATGCGACTACCCGAATATTGTATCCTCAATCGTGGAACTTTGCACCTTTTCCCTTGCATCAATTGACACAAACATTGTCCCTTACTTTGAACAACACCTCTGTTTCCACTCAAATCAAAGACATTTTACCCGCAATGTTAAGATGCATGGACACCGAAGATTTATACGAATACAACTCGTTATGCCCAACTAGTTTTGACAGGTATTCCAGATACAGTGATGAAGCGTATGCTTATTTAGATGCCAATGCCGCGACAGTAGAAAATCTTGATGTTTTACATTTACAATCAGGTGCAGTCAATGCTTACAGCAATTTTCAGGGTTTCAAGGGGTTAAGAGACGAGTTTATTCCACGAGGTGCATATGCCATTGACGGATATTTTAGTGATGCTGCTGGCACTCAACAAATATTCCAAAACAACCAGGTTGCAGGTTTTGATGAGAATACACCATTTTATGTAAAACTTACAACTTTTGAACCAGTTTTAATCAGCCCTTTGGTATGGGGAAAAAACAAAGGTCAGGCGGGTATGTATGGCTTGCAAAACATCATTTTACAATACACTTTATCAGCCGATGCAAGTCGTGCCATAAGAAGTGTAAATAATATTCAAACGCCTCAACTACAAGCGATACTCAGCAGTGAAATTCATATGAATTTTTTGACACCTCAACCAAGCACTTTGCTCAACGCTCGCAATGTTTTACCTCATTATCAAATAGACAGGCTTGTATCGTCTTTTCCTAACAATGTTCCCACTGCTTTCAATGTTAGTGGTGGCGCTCCCATCCAATCTCAAACTTTTACTTTGAGCGTCATTCCCGATTATATTGTTGTTTATATCCGCCCACCAACAAGCAAACTCGCTCATTACAAACCGGACAGCTTTGCTGCCATCAGCGCACTAAACATTCAATTTGCAAACACAAGCGGCATCCTTTCCACTGCGCAAATCAACAATTTATATCAAATTTCTCACGAAAATGGCTACAATGGTTCATTTTTGGAGTGGGCTAACAAGGCTTATGGCGCAGGAAGCAACGCAGGTCATTTGGATGTTTTACCAACAAGTGGTTCTGTGTGTATTTTACGATTTGCTAAGGATATAAATCTTCCAGAATTTGCTGCACCTGGCTGCATAGGAAATTGGTCTTTAAAAATTGATGTTGTCGCCAAACAAACTTATGCAGGACAATTTGTCGAAGAAAATTGGAACACTACTGATTACAATGCAAGAAATGCATCAGCAACATCTCTTGGTATGGAACTCAACATTCTTGCTGTAATGTCAGGCTGTATGGTTCTTGAAAGAGGTCAATCGTCAGTTCATTTGGGCCTCCTTACAAGACAAGATGCACTTGACGCTGCAAATGACGATACCGTCGGGTTTCAGGGCTCTCAGCGATTGGTAGGAAAGGGTTTCTTCGATGGATTGGGTAGTGTTTTCGGTAAAGTTAAAGATTTTGCTTCAAACGCACTGGGGACTGTGAAACAAATGGCACCATTAATTAAAATGGGCGCAACCGCTCTTGGAAAACCAGGAATTGCAAATACCCTCACGAAAGTTGGCTTGGGCAAAACGGGTGGTGCTGACTATTCCGGAAATAATTTATCCCATAGAATTGCTTGAAAGTATTAAGGAATAATTTTATTGAAAAAAAATGTTCATTTTCCAATAAAATATATTGATATATTATATACAACAACAAAAACTTATCAAAATGTATAACACTCGTATGAACAAATCTAATCGTCAAGAATTAATGCAGATGTATGACAATCACTTGAAAAATTTATTGGATTTAGAAGACGGCGAACATGAAATAAGAAAAAAAAAACTACAAGGCGGGTTTTTGCCAATGCTTCTTCCACTAGCCAGTTTGTTATTGGGTAAAGGGCACACCGCTCAAACCGCTCAAAATAGCGAAGGATATGCA